TGCCTTTCTCGCTTTTCTATAGACGCGTTCACCTTTTTATCAAAAGCGTATTCGTCAATAATCGGCTGATAATCTTTATCTGCAATCACATCGTTAGATTGTGCTATTTTCAGTAATAAAGCTATTTGTTGTTGCTGTTGTTCAATCATTTTCAATAATAAGCTTGGGTCATCAAACCCATTTACACTAGACAATTGACTAGGACGCTTATTTTTACTCGCTTTTCTCCCTCTTACTTCTGCTGCTGCATAATGTAACATCTTCATTGCTTCGTTTTTACGTGCAGGATCAGTAGGAATAACCCACTCTGGATATCCTTCTTCTCCTAAGTGGTACAATCCGTTGTAGACTTTGCCACCAGTAGCATATGCGTAATCACCAGCGCGTTTGAACGCAGCTCTCCATGAGCCCGTTCTTGGTACCCATTTACCCACAATATATCTCATAGCCGATATAGCTTGATGAGTTGGGTTAAGAGGATTATTGTAACCCGACTTTGCGTACGCTCTAAATGAAGGATCTATCATTTGGAACATACCTCTTGAAGGTGTACCAGCTCTTGCGTTGCTATCCCAATTATTAACTGCATTAGCTGTATAATTGGATTCACGTCTTGCTACACGCATCATTTCGTGTGTAATCCAGCTAGCTTTGTATTGACCTCCAAGTATATTTTGAGCTGTTCTAATCGCTCTGCGCGCATTTTCAGAACCACTCCCTCCAGGTGAATTCTTTCCACCAGTTTTGTCGTTTTTCCGTAACCAAGGAATAGGGTCTGTCGAATACCTATTGGACTCTCCGCCTTGATTGACTTGGAAATGTAAATGGCGGTAATTAGTCATAGAACCTGTATTACCTGATTTACCAATTAATTGACCAGCTTTAATTTGTTCACCTGTTCTACGCAATTGTTCAGATAAGTGCATGAACCACAAAAATGTTCGACCTTTTTGAACAGTAATTGCTTTACCGCCACCATAGTTGTCATACCAACTTCTAACACGTCCACCCATTGGCGTACGTATAGGGGTACCGGTCGGCGTATCATAGTCAACACCATGATGAACGCCTCCGTTAAATGGATAATTGGGGTTAGGAGGTTTTGGCGGTGCTGAATAAGGTTGTAGTATTCTGAAACTATCAAACACAGAACCATCTCCCGCTTGGCTCTCTAATCCTTCTTTTATCCAATTAATCGCCTTACTTTTAATCTTATTCCAAGACGCTTTTGTTATATCGCCAACAATACCCATACCTTTAGTTAGAGAGCTAAAGTCAACACCAAACGCTTTGAGCACATAATTTAAAAGCTTACCCGGATTATCAATAAAGTCCATTACATCGCCAACTTTATCGCCAAGCCATTTGGTACCTTTACCTATTTGATCTTTTGTCCAGTTAAATGCCGATGATGCACTAGATTTAATATCTTTCCACATAGTAGTACCGAAATGAAATCTCGGAAGCGTTCCGTTTAACATTGAATAAGTTTGTGCACCGTTGTATACTTTTGAGCCTTTAGGTAAATAAGCAGTAGTGTCTGTATTAGGTGTGATTACACGTTTACCATTAGGGAATTCAATCATTTCATTTCTAAAACCATTTGGACCATTTCCACGTCCTTTATCCCCAACTGTAGCGAATGTGTCACGTGCAATCTTACCGTTCTTAACTAATCTTGTAGTAGTATGTGTGTGCTCTGTACCAGTGTGTAACCTAGGTATTTCATCCATACCTAACTTACCACCGACCCAGTTTAAGCCTTCAATTAATTTATTAAGTCCTTTTTTAATAGCATCTACCATACCGCCGATATGATCTTTAATTTTACCAATGATAGATTTTAAACCGTCACGCATGTTTCCGAAGATATTACGTACTTTATCCCACAAACGACCAGCTATACCTACCGTGTTATCTTTAATAGAGTTCCAGATGTTTGACATCCAATTTCTTAATTTAGTAAATATATCTTTCGTCGCATTCCATAAACTTGTGAATTTAGACCTTACACCCGTAAATAACGAATGAGCCTTGCCGACGGTATTGCTTTTGATATTATTCCACGCATTAGATAACCAGTTTTTCATATTAGTGAAAATAGATTTAACACTATTGTATAAGAAACCAAAAATACTTTTCGTTGCATTCCAAATTGCAGATAATGATTTTGTGAAAATACCTTTGACAACACCCCAGATACCGGATATTAAACCTTTAAGCAATCCACCAAAGTATCTAACAACACCTAGAATCTTACCTACAAACCACAGTTGTATTAAATTCCAAATTAACTGCACAGTGCCTTTTAGTATCATCACAATACCGTCCCAAACACCTCGCCAATTACCAGTGAATAAACTTGAAAAGAACTTAATAAAGCCAAGTATGATATTTAAAGCACCTTGTATTACTCCTTTTATATTCTCCCAAGTACTGACAATCAAGGCTTTAACCGCCGGCCAAATAAATTGCATCACTTGCCAAATCGCAAACATGATTGGTTTAATTACAAAATTTAAGATAAATTCAAATATAGCTTTGATAAAATTGCATATATTTTGAAGCGCTTGAACAATAGAAATTCCGTTTTCATTAAAGAATCCATTAATTTGACTCCAAATATCTTTAGCGAAATCAACGATTGCTGAAACCGCTTGTTTAAAGACGTTTTTAACGGAATCAATGAAAGGTTGGATAAATTGAATGAAATTACTAAACGTTTGTTTAACACTGTTAATTGCACCATTAACAAAATTTCTGAATGTTTCAGATTTCTTATAAGCTATTGTAAATGCGACTGCTAAACCAGCCAGTACACCTAACACGATACCAATTGGACCAGTTAATGCTGTGAAGACTGTTCCTAAAATAGGCACTTTAGTTGATAAAAAACTAATCAATCCGTCAGCCTTTGCAATACTAGCTAATAATGGAGCTAATACAGTTACTGCGTTGCCAACTGTGCTTATGAATGCACCTAATCCAAAAACTACAGGACCAATTGCAGCAGCAATACCACCGAATATAACAATCGACCTTTTAGATCCATCACTTAAACTTGAAAACCAATCAACTGCTACAGATAGCTTTTTGATTAGTTCTTCCATTACTGGAGCAAACGCACTTTCAATAGAAGCCCATACATCAGCACCTACTAATTTAAGTTTATTCATTGCTACTTTAAATCTTTCGGAGCCACTTTCAGAATCTTTAAATGTCTGATTGACCGTTCCTTGCGAATCTTCGATAGTTTTTAAGAACTCTTGGTAACTAAAGCGACCGCCTTTAATAGCATCTGCTAAATCAGGACCTGCTTTTGCACCAAATGCTTCAATCGCTAAACTTGTTGCGCTAGCTATATCCGGTGTCCTTTCAATTTCTGCTAATGTCTTCTTAAATTCTTCTCTTGGGTCTTTACCCGCTTTACCCCAATTGGATATAGCTTTTTTCAAACCACTGAAGGCTATTTCAGTATTAACACCTGATTTCTCCCATTGAGAGAATAAAGCGATTGATTCTTTCATCTCAAAGCCCATAGCCCTCATTGGAGCACCGTATTTAGTAATGCTATCAGCTAATGTATCAACACTTATACCGCTAGCCTGTGCTGCTTTCGCTACCATATCAAGTACACTTTGATACTCATCAGCTTCAATACCTGCATCACCCATTGCACGCGTAATTAATTGAACGGCTTGTACGCCGTCAGAACCTGTTATGTGACTAAATTTCAAGAATGACTCTGTGGCACTCTCAAGTTCTTTGCCAGTGAAACCTAACCTTGTGTTAACTTCCCCTAAAACACCGCCTACAGTCTCAGCGTCTTCTGGAAAGTTGCCATAAACATCTTTAAATGAATTCTGCAACTTCTTAAGCTCTCCGCCGGTTGCTCCTGTTGCTTGGGTAACTGTATCTAAACCTTTATCAACTTCTGCAAAAGCTTTTCCTGATGCTGCTGCAATACCTAAAACAGGTGCAGTTACACCAATCATCAAACCTTTACCAATGGATTTTAAACCATCACCCATTTTTGTTAATTTAGGTCCCATACTTTCAAAAACTTTACTGGTTTTTCCCCAGCCACTTTCTGCCATTCTTAGAGCTTCAACTTGAGCTTTTTTGAACTCTTCAAACTCAGTTGTTGTTTTTTCTAGTTCTTTTTCTAAAAAATTCAGCCCATTTGCTTGTTTGTTATATTCTTGTCGTAATTTTTGAGCTTCCGCGCTGTTTTCGCCCTGTTCTTGAGATACCTTGCCATATTGCTTGGCTAAATCATCAACGTTTTTCTTATAACCTGTGATAGTTCCATCAAGTTCTTTAATCCTTTGTTTGTAACTATGAGTTGATTTTTCGGTATATTTGAAGTTGTTACCGGTTAACTTTAAGTCAGAATTTAAAGTTTTAAAGTTTCGTTTGATTTCTGCAAATGATCTATTTAAATTTGCTGCATCTAAATCCAAACCTATAGATAAACCTTTTATTCTTTCTCCCATTTTTTACCTCCTTTCTAAAAAAGTTCAAAAAAATAACCCTAACCAAACGGTTAAGGTTAAAACGCATCAATTAAAGCCTCTGCTTTTTCTTCAGAAATGTTATTGTTTTTATTTTGATATATGGAAAGTACATAATGAAATGGCATTTTTAAAACTTCGTTAGCGTCTTTACCATTTTCAATTAAGTCCATCATGAGAGTATCCATATTTTTCAACATTGCTTTATATGTTAAATCTTCAGGCTTTATTTCATGTTCTGGATAAAATTTCTAGTTTCCTCAGTTTGCTGACCTTGAGTAATGAAAATCACTTGTTCACGAAGTGCATTCATTCCATCAGGTGCATGCATACGTTCTTTTAGGTCTTTAACTGTGAATTGGTTATCGTAAATTTTTACAACCATATCCATCAATCTGTCAGCGATTTCTCTTGGTTTCATCGTGCTATTTTCGTCCTCAATATCATCGATTAAATCCATTGCTTCGTATACAATTTCAAATGAAATGAAGTGTGGTGTTAAGTACGTTTGTAATTTAATTTCATTTGCTTTCGGGTCTTCTACTAATTGAATAATGTTACGTTTTAATTTTGCCATTTTATAATACTCTCCTTATTTTCAAATAAAATAGAGGGGTTGCCCCCTCTTATGCTTCTACATTTATTGTTATAGTGTCACTCATATTACCAACTGTTGCTTTAACCGTAGCAATGCCTTGTGCTTCCGCAGTAACTTGACCATCACTATTGATTGATACAATATTCGTTTGATCTGTTGTGTATTTCAATAACTTACTTTGATTAGATGGCTCTACTACAACATTTAAATCGTATGTGTCGCTAACTTTAAGTGTTTTAATGCTATCTGGTATATTAACCGACTTTACCGCAGTTTCCGATGAAGCCGGTTTTGTTACAAAGTTTCTTCGTTACCCTCTGTCACGTTTCCAGTATATTCTTCGCCTAAAATTTTCTTTAAGAAAGCCTCTTCGCCTTTTTCACCGTCTCCATCATGATTTGTCATGTTAGCTGAATCAAAGATATACTTACGTACTGACTTTTTATTATCAACTAAAGGGAAAAGTGCCTCACCTTCAACCTCTTCACTTGAGAAATCCCAATCTTTCTCAGCCGTTTCTCCATCGATTTTAGGATTTGTAAACATAACTTTAGGTAATAAAACTGTTCTAAATGTACCGTCTCTACGCTCTTGTCTGAACCATACAGCTACGTAATTGTTTTGTTTACCTTGTTTCTCTTCGTAAACGCCATCTTCATCATAATCTTCATTAAAAACAATTTTGCGAATCTCTTTAGGGAACGCATGCATTTGTAATGAGATTTTACCTTCTCCGTCTGTATTCCCTGATTCAATTGGACCGCCATCAGCATAAGCTGTTTTTAGTTCTCCACCAGTTTCAACACCAATTTTTTGTAATCCTCTTGTTTTTGTAATATCACTATATTTTAATTCCGCGCCTTCTTTCGTTAATTTAGCGAAACCTAAACCAGTAATGTTAATATACGCCTTTGGCGCACTTGCATGTTTTACTGCCATTTAATTTTCCTCCTTATAAAAAATGCCCTCGTAAACGCGAGAGCTTCTATATGTTTTAAATTCTTCTATATATTCCGGTTTTCCATTTGAAACATTTCCCATTTTTAGTTCAGACCATAATAACTTTTGAATGCGATTAGATATCTTATTTCTTATGATTCTCGCATTATATTCATCATTGTACTTAACAAAAACATCTATTTGGACAATATAACTATATGCACACTCATCTCCGTCAGTATAAGTTGTAGGTATTGGGTCGTCGATATCGTCAATAACAATAAAAGGTACATCAGTATCTTTTACATTAGGGTATTTATTGAACTTAATATTATTGATATTTACGTGCTCTCTAATAATTCTGTCTTGACTAATCACTTCATGAACTTTGTACAAAATATCAATCACAATTTTTTCAACTCCCTTTTTAGCGTCTCAAAATACTTATTTTGCCCTTGTCTTATTGCTCTATTAACACCGCCCATAGCTTTAGGTTTGATAAATTTACCTGTTCCTTTTTGAACGTGTCCATATTCAATTAAATGTACGATTTTATAACGGTCTTTAGAACCTCGCCAATGAACAGTAATTGTACGTTTTCCGTTTATCCATTCAGGTTTACTAAAACTTACCTCATTAATTAATGCTCCCGTATCTTTTGAGGGCTTTAGTTGTTTTTTTACTTCTTCAACAATTACCTTAGCACCAGCTATTAACGCCTTATCTTGAACTTTTACCATCTCTTTTATGCCAAAACGTTTTTCTAATTCTCTTTCTAATGCTTTATCACCTATCACTTTCACACTCATGAACTATATCCTCCACGAATCATAATAAAGTCTTTATTATCCAAATCTGGTGATACTTGCTTTATATTCAAACGATTTTTGAAATATCTTGATTCAATTTCAAGATAATGTTCTTCACTGGGTAAATAATCACCTTGCGGATCACGAATATACAATTTAATGTCATTTTGGGTTCCGTTTGAGATAGCTTGTTCTAATTCACGTAACCAGACACCATCAATACTCGCCCAACAGCTATATAATAATTTTTCTTCTTTTTCTCCAGCTTCTGGACCATTATTTTCAGTATACTTATAAAAATGAACACGAGTATTTAAACGTTTAGTTGTAATTCTAGGTTTTTTAAACACTTTCTTCATCTTCTGATACCTCCATTAGAGATAACGAAAAATCTATTATTTCAGGTCTGTAATTATCGTTGAAGTGTTCTAATAAATCTTGATAAGCATATCTAGCGCGTATAAGTATCAATTCTTGACCTATTAAATTCTCTAATTCAAAAACTCCGCACTGATTTTTTATACGCTCGTACGACATTTTTAACAACTGCTTTAAGTACTCATCCTCTGAATTATGGTCAATCTTTTCAAGTGATTTAAATTTGACAAGCAAATCATCAATCGTCATTGTCTTCACCATTCAATAAGTCGACGATTTCACTTTTAACCATTGAACTAGACGCTTTTTTTTGTAATGATTCGCATAGTTCTAATAATTCTTGTTTTGTCAGCTTATCTAAAGGTACGATATAAACTTTGTCGTACTTATTTTTGATTTGATTTGTCAACAATTCAACACGAGGATTGTTATACCCTTCAGCTGGATACAACTCCCCTACTTTGTACTTGTGTTGATTGTGCTCTATGTCTTTAAAAGCTCTAACAACTTTAAATTTCACCATTTTATCACCTCATAAAATTTTATAGTGTTTCTTCGGTACCTTCTAAAGCTGGCTTATGTCCTTTTAAATCTAATTTCCAAACAGCAGCAACTTTATTATCTTTCGCTTTGCCGTAAGCAAATTGTTTTGCAGTGTATAAATCCATATCATCTAACGCAAGTGTTTCTTTAAATTTCTGAACATTAATACCACCAGCTAAATAACCATCATATAAACCTTTAACGTACGTTAAAACCTTACCTGCTTCTTGGACTGTAGACTCGATAACATTCAAATTAAATGGTAAAGCAGTAACATATACGCCATTTGCATTTAAATGTGTATACTGTGCTTGAACCTCAAAAGCATCGGACGGATTAACAACCATTGTTACATTACCTTTAACCGCTACTGATTTACCTTTCTCGTTAGTTGAGTGGTATTTAAACACTTGCGTCAATTCATTAACCGTAGCGCGCGGATTAGCAAATGTAAGCGTACCTTGTTCTTCTTTCTCTGGATAAGCACCCTCAGTTACCGATACACCTTTTTGTACTTGACGGTTTAAGCCGATTGGTTGGTCTTTACCAGTACCTTTTAAGAACGCAGTTTCAAGCGCCACTGCAAATGCTTCTTCGATTTGAACACGAACAAATCTTTCAATCCACGCAGGACCAAAATCATTTAAATCTTTTGGTAAAACAACAAACGCTGTCAATTTATTTTGAATTGCTGTTTCTTCACTGAACGCAGCATCTAATTGACCTTTAATTTCACCATAGATTTTACCCCAAACGGCTACGCCAGAAGTTTCAGATTTTAAGAACTTCAAACGCAAACCAGCGTTTTTAATACCTAAATCAGCTAATAACGGATGATTCGTCGTCAAATCTTCAAAAATTCTATCAATTGTTTCTTCTGGCAAAAGTTTTTCTTCTTTATAGTTAACGTTTTTATTGATATCCATGAAGAAACTTCTTTGGTTTGCACTCAAAGATTGTGCTGATTTAGGTAAACTAGAAACTCTTTCAGCTTCTGCTTTTGCTTGTAATTTAGTTTCTTCAAATAGTTGGTTAATCATGTCACCGTACAATTCATTTTGTCTTTCTTGCGGTTCACCGTTGTTTACTGCATTAATAAATTCGTTTTTCGCATTTGCGAATGTTTCCGATAAATTTATAGTCATTTTATGACCTCCTATTTTTTGTATTAAAAAAGGAATCTTGAAAATCCATTTGCTGATACTTTACTATCTGCAACATCGATTTCTGATTCCTTTTCTTTCATATTTATTTTTTCAATTACTTTATTTGCTATTGCGTCAATATCAATGTTAACCTCTGGCGTTTTACTTACCAAAGCTGTTACACGATTTAATACATCTTTCGATAACACTTGTGTATTGCTTGCTACAATTTGCATATTGTCGTTTTCAAACATTTTACTATCCGCAAAACCTTGTTCAATGGCTTCATCAGCATTTAGCCACGTTTCCCTAGCCATCATTTCTACAAGTTCTTGTTTGTTTTTACCAGCTCTAACCGCATATGCCTCAGCCATTATTTGACCAACATGTTCTAATGTTTCTGCAGCATGATTTAGATCTTTCGCTTCTCCTTGCGCAATACTTGAAGGATTGTGAATCATCATTCTAGCAACCGGACTCATTTCGATGTGGTCACCAGCCATTGCGATAAGCGATGCCGCACTTGCTGCTATTGCTGTGATACGAACATTCACTTTGCCTTTATGAGCTCTTAAATGTGTATATATTTCACTACCAGCTACTAGGTTACCACCATTTGAGTTAATTATAATATCAACATCTTCATCACTAAATTCTAGTTGTGTTAAAACATCTTTAGGACAAGTCGAATCCATACCAAGCATTTCGTAAACCCATTTATCTTCGTTGGAAACGATGACGCCTTTAATCTCCGCTTTCATCTTCATCACCACCTTTCAAAGTGTTTTCATCTTTTTCTTTTTCATCATTTTCACCACTGTTAGCTTTTTCGTAGTTTTTAGTAATCAGGTATTCGTCTAATTCAGGATTGTCTGATGGTTCTTCACCTAACATAATCCGCACCTCATTCCTTGTAAATGAACCAGAACTTACAAGTTTGTCAATTGCTTCAGCATATTGAAGTGGGTCTTTTTTATTCACACCGACAATTTCTATTCTTGTATCTTTCAAATACATGCTTTGTGTTATGAGTTTCGCGTTTAATTCGTTCTGAATCTTTTTTAATAAAGGTGTTAAACAGAACTTCTCAAATACAAGCGTGTTTTTTTCCAAATCAGCTGTTTCTCCGTAAATCAAACCTGGAGGTATACCAATCATCAACGCAACATTTTTTATTGCATCTCTCATTAGCTCACTCAATTCAGAAAAAGGCATGTTACTATTCTTACCACCATTAGATAATTCCTCATAATCAAAACCTTCTATCAAAGGCGCGATTGCTAGTTGATTTTTATTAAAAGTATTGAATAATTTATTTGTGAACGCTTGTAATTTTTCTATATTCTTTTCGTCATATGCGCTAGAGGCAGATTTCAAAATCCCTCTTATTTGATAGTTTTTTAATTGTGCACCTATCATTCTTCCGAATATTTTCCCGTAATCTTCGAATAGACTTTCTACAAAGTGTGTCACTTTATTGTTGTTGTACTTTAAATATATGACCTCTTGCATTGTGAAAGTACGTTGATAAGTATAATCTTTAACCGTTACATCTTTGAATATATCATCATACAAAGCGTACTCTTCTCTGTAAAAGCTATCTGCGATAAGTAATTCTTTGTTGTCACTTACTACGATTAAAACCTCGTTATCATAAATTAGTTTATATATAACTTGTTGCCAAAAACTATCGCTTGATAAGTCAGTATTTGGTTTTATATTTAACTTGTAGTAAACATCATTCTTTTGAATTCTATTACCTTCCAATACTTTAAAATGACTTTGAGCGACAGCTCGCGCAACAAATTCAATACAACTATCAATCGCTAAACGTTTCACATACGCTTGTTGTGATAGATCTTCTATCATATCTAAATCAAGCATATATGTTATATCTTTCCTAGTTTTAAATATCTTTTCTAGAATACTCATGTCTCACCTCCTCTATTAGAAATCTATACTCATTAATGCATCAAGCGCTTTAGACATATCTTTGTCTACTATATCGTCTGCTCTATATAATGCGTGAACAAAAGCCATGAACCCATCGGTTTTTCTTCTATTTTCATCTTTTTTAATATATTCTTTATTACCATCGGGTTTAACCTTTACTGCAACATTATTAGTAAACCAACGCATCAAAGGATTGTCTCCATATATTACGTTATGTTTCGCAAACATTGTATCGATACGTGGTGCAAGCAATCCATGTATTGCTTTTGGATTTCTAAGTACTTCAAGTTTTATGCCAGCATCCTCAAACGCACGTCTTACAATATCAGTTCTATAATTATCAGCTATGACTTTTTCAAGCCCATATTTTTCTCTAGCCTTTAAAAACCAATCAACTATATATTCAATTTCAATGACATCATCATCGACAATGGTCAATAATCCCATTTTTTCCCATTCTTTAATAGGAGGTTCTAATTTGACATCATCCAAAAACCCTTGTCTTACAAACGAATGTCCTAACCAAATGTAATCATCGTTTTTTCGGAATAATAGCCCTACACTTGCAAAATCTCGAATGTTTGCAAAGTCTAAACCACCAATACACATTTGATTATCTAAATTTGGTATCTCTCTATTAGTCGCTAGTATTTCTTTCCATGGTGCTATGACTTTTTCAAGGTCAACTTCAGGCAAATTCATTCGCTTAGTCATGAATTCGGGCTTATTTGAACGGTTGAATGGTAAATCGTTATATTCTTCTTCAATCGTACTTAGCAGTGTTTTAGCGTATTCTGATAACGGTTTATGTAACATTGGGTTCGCCTTTTCCCACGTCTGTCTGTCATCAACTTCTTTTGGATCGTCTAACTTACAATAAAAAGCAAACAATCTACTATTTTTAACCTTGCCACTTAATACACTTGCAATTTTGTGCTTCATTGCATCGATATAACCCTCTCTAACAAAACCATCAGTACTTATATAAAACGTTCTTCTATTTTTCTTTTTACCTAGTCCACCACGTTTAACGTTTACCATTTCAGGACCAAAGAAATAATGAATTTCATCAAAAATAACACACCCCTCACGTCCACCGTCTTTGGTTTTTGTGTTTGATGTGTTATATCGAATAACTGATTTAGTTGCACGGTTTATTATTTTTGTTTGACTAACTTCATAAGGAGCTTTTGGCGTTTTACCCGTCTTATTTCGTTTGTTTTCCATTAAAACGTTTCTGATTTCATCAAACGATGTTTTTGCTTGTTCTTCACTATTAGAAACAATAGAGATGTGATATTCTTTAACTCCATGTAGGGGCGTAGAAAGAAAATCACTAATTGCACTTATTAGACCGTTTTTCCCGCCTCCACGTCCCATGAAAATAGCAAATTCTGTAAAGAAAGCTTCATCTGTATTTTTATCTATAAGAAATATATTAGCTATGATAAACCTTTGAAATGGTAATGTTGGAAAATACCATTTTTCAATAAATTTGATACAATCCTCGATTTTCTGTTCATCAAAATATACATCATTTCGTGAATATATATGCGTTTGTAGATAATTAAATAAATCAATTCTTTCTTTATTTAAAATTATCTTTCCTTGTTTCCACAAATTTATATATTCATCAACGTATTTATTACTAATCATAGGTAATCATCAGATGGTGTTTCTGTGTCTTCTTTCTCTTCGGGCAATAAATCCGATAATTGTTTGATTATTTTTTGATATGCAGCATCTCTAGCATTAAATAGCTTGGCTACTGGTCTTTCTCTTTCATATGGTGGCGCCTTTTCAGATTGAGTAAATAAATCATAGTCACCTTTTTCTTTTATGTCTTCCCACATGTAATCAAGCATTACACGTAGCCTTGCTGCTTGAATAATTAAACCATCAACTACTTTTAATTTATTGCTAGGTATGTCTTTATATAATACTTGCAGCCTTTCTTTTTCTTTAAGCACTAAGTTTTCATCAACTATAATCTCCATTTCATCACCTGCCTTAAAATGGTTATAAGAGGGGGGTTATACATGGATTTTTAAAATTATCGCGAAGTCGAGCCCCTCCCCGTTCCCCAAGTATTTTGATCGCTTTTGATTTTTTTGACCCGGGGGTATTTACCATTTTTCGTCTTTCCATTTATTTTCTTTTTTTATAAATCTCTTTTCTTTTTTGTTGTGACATTTAATACACAGTGTTTCTAAATTGTTTAAGTCATGAGCAAACTCCGGATGATGTTCTAGCGATAATATATGATCTACATCCAACGACTTACGCTTGCTTTTGTCATATGTCGTTAACTTGCCGTCTCGCTTACATTGTTGACATTCATAATTATCTCTTTCTAGCACTCTTTTTCTTGTTGTTTGCCATTCTTTAGACTTATAGAATCGTATACGTTCGTCTTTAGTCATCATAATGTTTCACCTTATATAACTTAAGTAGTATCAAGACGCATCTATACTTGATGTGTAGTAATGTATTTACAATTAGTTTGAACATGTTCATACCTCATAAATAAAAAGACACATCACATAGTGATGCGCCTCTTGTTCATGCGTCGTATTAGCATTTAATAACTTTAAATATTAATCTGATACTAACATAATAAACTGTTTTAATGCGGACTTACATAGGGTAAAAGTCCGCTACACATAACCAATATACTTTGCTAACTTATCGATCAGTGCATTCCTTCTACGTAATATACTTGTCTTACTTGTACCAAAGTAATGTGCTATATCTTCCCATTCATAACAACCAATAGGACAATCCCAATATCTAAACCTTAATAACTCAAGCGTATCCTCATCACTTTCATCTATCAATCTATCTACACCGTTAACTATATTTCTTAATGTATTGTACCTGTTATCACTAAACTTCTTTATTGCACATCGTTCAATCGGGTTACCCGGCAAATTACTTTTGCCAGCTCCCGCATTATCTGGTTCATGACTTTCAAGTAATTCATATTCTCGCATCTTCAACTCTCTTCGATAGTTATCGATGTGCTGAATGTATTCTTCAAGCTTTTTGATATCGTGTTTCTCAATCTTTATCATTCAATGCAATACCTCCGATAATATAAATTACTTTTTAATATCGTTATTCATTCGCTTTAATTCAATCCTGTATTCTTTCAACCCGTTGTATCCTTTAGTTTTAACTACTTCATCAAGTAGATAATCATTCATATATCTGAGCGCTTGTATCTCCCTTGCACGATCACTATTAATACTGATACAAACTAATAGCAATATAGCAAATACAATAGTCATAGTAATCCACATCACTCACTTACCTCCGCTCGAAAGACGTAATCACTCGGCGCCTCTACATCATCATTAGCCGTCATCATAATATACACTTGCTCAGTTACATACTTACCTAACTCATACATTGCTAGTAAGAATAATAGTCTTAGTATTTGTTTAATCATTGTTTATCTACCTTCTTTACTTCGTATAAGACCGGATATAAATTTAAAAAGTGTATTCTATAACCGATTGTTTTAACTTCTACCTTATCGCCTACTTTTAACCTAGCTTGTATATCTGCGCTATCAAATTTCTTTTTGAATAATAAGTCGGAATTTTCAATGACTTGTTTGTTGTCTAATACAATATAGAACTTGTCTTCTTTATCTTGTCTCTTGTTATATTTATCTGTAATAGTTCCTTGATGTAATTCTTTGTGTTGGTAACTAGCCACTGTATAGATAGGCAATGTGATAACAAGTAGCAATGCGAATATACCGAATAATGACAGTATTCCAACAATAAAGATGTCGAACCCATCCATATTTTTAAGTTTTTTAATCATCATTGTCATCTCCAGTATCAATTAAACTAGGCATCATTCTTAACATAGCCCTTAATTCATATTCATTCATATTAGCCATCGTAGGACTGTAAAATTCACTGTCTTTATCTTTAATTTCTTTAATAAAATCATCTTCAATCTTAGCCTTTTCTTCAGGTGCTTTATTTTTATATTTTTTGATTATTTCAGTGTACTTTTTCGGGAATTTCATTTTAGGTATGTTAATCATCGTTTGCCTCCTTAATAAATGTAAATGATTCAATCTCATCTCTTTTAACCCATACTTCATTGTTGAACACATCTTTGACCGGAAGAAAATCCTCAATCACTAGATTCATAACAAGATTAATATAATCGTCAGAAGCTAGATCTGTTGTTGTGTAATAAACTCTATCTGAAATAGTTTTAATTTTAACCTCCGTCATTTCCCACACTCCCTTATATTTTCAAATAACTGACCCACTTTAATAACTGCATCTCTTTTAACTTGTGCCTCGTATTTGCGCTCAGCTTCTTCTTTACTCTCTGCCTCAACAACTGTAAACCTTTGATTGCTTTTAGCTTTAGTTATGTGTGTATGCTTGCGTCCTGTTGAATCTTTGAATGTTGTGACTAAGTATTGCGTCACTTCCCCAAAACCTCCTTGACTCGATCTAAGATGTCTTTACACGTATCCTTTTCCTGCGTCTGCTGTTCCATCTTGTCTTTCATGATTCCTTTTCATTTTCTTTTTGTATGCGTCAATGAGCTGGTCGATAGAATATAAGTTGAAAGCTATGTCTATCGCTATTACAATTGCCAATTGGTCAGGATAAAATTCTTTGAATATTATCTGTGGTGTGCTAACAACTGCGTCTTGAGCAAATTCTTTATCTTTAAAATTAAACATGTTGTGAAATTCACTATTTTTAAAACTTGATTCAATCGCTTCTTTTATCTCTTCTGATGACACTCCTACTTGATTTGCAATACTCAATCCAAACGCCAACATGTCAGCTAATTCATCTAACTGTACGTCTAACGGCTTACCTGGTTTCTTCTTCCAGTTCTTAAACGTTTCCAATGTATTAAACCATTCAAAGAATTCAACTACATATGCAATCTTGCTATCTCCTAAGTTCAGCGTCGGTATTCTATCGTCGAACTCCTTTTGTATTTGTAATAACTCTTGTAATTGATCTACTGTTAAATTATTCATTTATTCGTTATCTCCTATCGTTTTAATTCCTCAATAAATTTAAGCACTCTATCAATATCAATCTGTTCATTTTCTGACTTGCGTTTATTCAACCAATAATCTAACTCGTACCACCAGTCGTCGTTTAAATACTTTTCTTCTAGCAATGCATCACGTTGGTCGATGATTTCAAGCATTTACTTGTCCTCCAAAAATTCAAAATATCTTTCAATCTCATGCTCGTTAGCAAAGTAATATCTATGCGTCTTATGAGATTTAGGATTAATCCAAATAATGTAAATAGGCATCCTTTGAAATGATAAAAATCAAGTTAATAACACTTCTTCACTAAAAATTTCAAAGAAACCTAATTCTTTTTGAACCTCTTTCACATTATCTTTTGTTACGTATACCGACTTTAAGTTTTTATTTTTGATAACTGGGTGCGGCACCACATTTTTTAATCGTTTCCATTCCACTCACTCGTCCCCCTTAATTAGATAAATTGGTTTAGTAATAAAATCTATAATGCTAATAACTGAATCATCAGACAGTTTATAATGTGTATCTCTAATATCTCCGACCAATTGCACAATCTCTAGACTTTCGTTTGTTTCATGGTTATATACTTTATCTCCTACACTAATACTCATTTTCCTGCTCCTCCTCATATTTATAGACCACTTGCCCCGTCATAATCCCTACTGCTTCATCAAGACCAATATCTTCTTTGAGTGCATCTTGCATAGCATTAGGTAAACCCTCAAGTATTTCATCAAACGCTTGCGCTTTCTTATACACGTCTTCAACCTCTTTTAGTAATCCCTCTGTGTCATTACCGTTATAGGCACTAGCACTGATAATTGATTGTTCAATTTGTTCGCGATTATTCATTAGTGTCATCCTCCATTTGTCCTAAAAATTCGTAGAACTCATTTGTTCCGTCTAATTTGTCCATTCGGTACAATATAGCACTTGCGTTGATTTTAGCTCCCATGTTTATAGCTACTGCCTTGTTCGCTCTACTCTCAATCTGTAGTTCGTTAAGTCTAAAACGGTAAAATTCGTATCTTCCAAGCAATTCATTTTTGAGTGTGCGCCACATGTCCTCCAGCTCTTCATTACGTTCTCGTAACTTAGCTATATCCCCGATAAGCTCATCACGTTGTTTTCTCATCTTCTTCAACATAGCTTCCATTACACCTAGTTGGAGCCTTGTTCCATAGTTCACTTTCATAACCTCCTCTAAAATAAAGTTAGTTGCTTCTGTTCCTCGTATTCCAAACCATGTTGCTTTATATATGTTTCGAGCTCTTCGGTTGTATCAAATGTCTTTTTAATGCCTTGCCAACCTGGTACGATATGCCCATGAAAGTAATAAGTGCCGTTTACTACATGAATATGTGCCACTCGTTCGTTATCCTGATACAGATATCTCTTAGATCCAAAGAATTGATTTAGGTATTCTTTGCGTGCGTTATCTGTCATGATCTACTTCTTAACTTTCACGAATATGTCGTTTTCCATCAGGTAGCACGCATAACGTCCTCTTGGATGTTTCTGTGGTACATTAAACAAATGTGGCTTCTTTCTTCTTAGCTCTGCCTCTTTCTTTCGCTGTCTTTCCAATTTACGTTCGAGTCTAGCTTGTTCCAGTCTTTCTATTGTTTTCTTTTCTCTGTACTC